GAAGGTTTAATTGATGACATTTACAACGCTTTACCTGCTGACGTAGCTGACGCTGATGACTTAGTTATCTTTGCTGGTATTGACACTTTCAAGAAGTACACAACTGCACTTCGTGATTCTAACCTTTTCCACTACGCTGTTGAGATGGAAGGAATGGAAATCATGATTCCAGGTACTAACGTGAAGTTGATCGGAGTAGGTGGACTAAGCGGAACAAACAGAATGTTCGCAGGTCGCTTGTCTAACTTCTTTGTAGGTACTGACCTTGCAAACGAAGAAGAGGAGTACAGATTCTGGTATTCTCAAGACAACGACGAGGTAAGATTCCGTGCAACCATGAAGTATGGTGTACAGATTGCTTTCCCTGATCAATTAGTTCAATTCACTTTAGCTTAAAGGAGGTAACCAATGGCTTGTAATCTAACACAAGGATTTACACTTGACTGCAAGGATGCCGTTGGTGGAATCAAGAGCATTCATTTAATCGACTGGGCTTCTACCGGGTTCACCGTAAGCGGTGGCGAGGTAACAGCTACAACAGTTGCTTCAGGGGATGTTTACACCTATGAGCTTCCGAAGGGCGTGGGTAGCATGACTACCACTACAAATGTTTCACAAGAGAACGGAACAGTATTCAACCAATCTGATATCGTGGCTCGTTTGCGTAAGTTGTCAACAACAAAGCGTAATGAGTTAAAGCTCCTTGCTCAGAATCGTGTATTCTGCATAGTAAAGGATAACAATGATAACTATTGGTTAGCTGGTAACGAGTACGGATGCGACATCACTGCAATGACTTCCGAGTCAGGTACTGCAATGGGTGACGTTCAAGGCTACAATTTCACTTTGAGTGCGATTGAAGCTGAATCTCCATACTTGGTACAGGCTGCTGTTGCTACTGAATTAGGTATCTAATTTCTTGTTTTCATAGTTTCTAATAGGGGAGGGCTTCGGCTCTCCTCTTTTTTTTACGCCAAAATCCGTTTTTTCTTAATTATATATAGATGCTGCAACTGAATAAAGCGGAAACAAAGTTCTGGTACTTAACTCTTGGGGAGAAAACAACGATCCTCAACCCATACTATTTGTTTTCCTTAAAGCATAGATTGACGGCTGTCACTTACAATTTCATCCTTACTGATTCATCTTCCTACACTGACAGATACAACAAGTTTGAAATCACAGAGGGAACTACTATTACCTTAGACGCTGGTGAGTATGAATACAAAATATACGCACAAACATCTGACACAAACACAGACCCTGCTCTTGCTAATGAGTTAGTTGAGAGGGGAATTGTCAAGGTTGATTTTGACCCAACGGCAGCGACACAATACACCGTTGAACTAAATGAGAAAATTTACGAAATTGAAGCACCTGAGGCAATCGCTTACCTATTACTTGAAAGCGGTGACTTCCTACTTCAAGAAGATAACACAAGCAAAATATTACTATAGATGGCTGATAAAAAAATAAGTGCATTAGACGCAATAGTATCGGTAGATGACGCTGATGTCCTGCCGATAGTCGACACGAGCGTTGCAACGACAAAGAAAGTAAACGTAAGCCAAATTAAGGCTCTCGCACCTGTGCAATCTGTCGCAGGTAAAACTGGAACTGTTACCCTTGCCAAAGGGGATGTTGGACTCTCTAATGTTGATAATACTGCTGATGCTGATAAACCTGTTTCGTCTGCTACTCAGACCGCCTTGAATGCTAAACAAGACACTTTAGTAAGTGGAACTAATATAAAGACCGTTAACTCTCAATCGTTATTGGGTAGCGGTGACATTTCAATATCTTCATCAGTTGCTTGGGGAGGCATTACAGGAACATTATCAAGTCAAACAGATTTGCAGTCAGAACTTGACGGTAAAGAGGACACTATCACAGGAGCAGCGACAACCATTACAGGAACTGATTTAACGGCTTCGAGAGCATTAACATCAAGTGCTACGGGTAAGGTTGAAGTTTCTGCTGTTACATCCACAGAACTCGGATATCTTGACGGGGTAACAAGTGCTATTCAGACACAGATTGACGGCAAACAAGCAACTATCACGGGAGCGGCTACAACTATTGACGATACAGACCTAACGGCATCACGTGCCTTGGTTTCTGATGGTAGCGGAAAGGTTGCGGTTTCTGACGTTACATCTACTGAGTTGGGATATTTAGATGGGGTGACCAGTGCGATACAAACGCAAGTGGATGCGAAGACTCCAAAATTAATCAGTTTAAACGCTCAAACGGGAACAACTTACACATTGGTTTTGGGTGATGCTGATAAGTTGGTTGAGATGAACAATGCGGCTGCTAATACCTTGACTGTTCCGCCAAATTCATCGGTAGCATTTAGCACAGGAACACAGATAATCGTAGTTCAAAAAGGGGCAGGAACAACCACTATTGCAGCAGGTTCGGGCGTTACTTTGTTATCTAAAGATTCAGCCTTAGGAATAGGCGGTCAATATGGTGCGGCTACTTGTATAAAGATAGCGACTGATACTTGGTATGTTATAGGTGATTTAGCATGATAAGAGCGACAGTTGGAATATTAGCAGGAGTTGGAGGTGGATTTGATGCGGATTATCAAGCCATTTTAGATTATGCCACTACGCAAACATATACGCTACCAAGTGCATCACAACAAGCCTTGCAAAATCAGTTGGTTATTGATTTAAAAGATGCGGGTGTGTGGAGTAAATTAGATGTATTTTATGTATTCGCAACCGATGGAGATAGCGACTTTGCGTCTATAAATTGGAAAGACCCTAATAATTTTGAATGTACGGAAGTGAATAGCCCAACGTTTACGACTAATAAAGGATTTGAAGGTGATGGTACAAGTGCTTATCTTGATACAAATTTTAATACATCAACAGATAGTGTTAACTACACGCAAAACGATGTGGGTTTAATCTTCGCATTGTCACAATTGACAACATTATCTAATAATAGACCTTATGGTGTAAGTTCAACTGGTAACTTTTTAAGTTATGCGTTTAATAGTACTAGACTTTGGATAAATTCAAGTGGTCGAATTAATGTATCTAATTTTGGTACAAGTGTAAATAATCAAATAATATTTGCAAACAGAATAGATGCGAATAATGTCAATGGTCGAATAACTGATTTAGAAAATGACTTAACTAATACTAACTCATCATCAGCATTAGCATCAATTGCATTGGAAAACGCTAATTTGCATGTTTTAAGTAACAACACATTACCATGGGATTTAGGCAATATAGCATCATTGTTTGGATTAGGTTCTAACTTGTCAACTGCTGAAATGGAAGATGTAGAAACAGCATATTATACAAACTACTTTAGTAATCTATGATAGTACTACACCCAAACACTGAACAATACAACGCTTTGAACGGATACCGCAACGGAAACTCTGTTTTGAAGTTTGTCAAAGACGGAAGCGATAAATGGATAGTTGGATTGAATGTATTGACTGACCCTAAATTTGAAGCAATACGCAATCAATTAAATCAGTTAGAACGTATAGAATACACACCAATCCCCGACGAAGAAATATGAGATTCCCCGTGTCATTTGAGCAATTCACCAAGAACAGCGAAAAGGCTATCACCTACCTTTTGCTTATTGTCGTTACTGTTCTATACATAAGAGCAGAACGTCAGAGCAACCTTGCAACGGCTCAATGCGAAAAGCGTCTTGTGAAGTGTGAAACCGAACTGCGTAAAATGTCGGCTATGTTAAAAACTCAAGATTCGTTGTGTTCTGCGTTGGTGACTGAAATCAAAATCTATAAAGCATTAGGAAAGATATGAAAGCATTGTTTGCCTTTGGAATATTAGCTATTATCTTGGCATTGTCAACTGACACACCAACGATAGAGGATGAGGTAGCCGAGCAGATAAAGGAAAGTCAAAAGTTGTACGATAGTGCAACAGTAGAATTGAAGCGAATGAGGAAGATTAATGATAGTTTGTTAGAGTTAAGATTTGGTAAATGAAAATATTTGAAGCATTCAAAGGAGAAAAAGGAGAAGTAAGCAGCAAAAGAGTTGTGGGCATTGTCGGTGCTATTTCTTTGATTGGCTCAATGATTTATTACAATACAGATAAACTTGTAGAGGCTGTTGAGTGGTTAAGTATTTTAGCACTTGGATTTAGTGCAGTAGAAAAATTTAAGAAAGATGGAAAATAACTTCATACGGATCAACTTTGCGGAGAGCAAAATTCCCATTTTCAAGGAGAATAAAGCAAAAGGCTTCTTGACTTATGGGCAGGATAACGCTTACCCACAAATGTTGATTGACTTGTTTAACAGCTCACCAAAGCATGGGGCGATAGTTACTCAGAAAGCTGACTTCATTGCCGGTGATAAAACCGAGATAATCGCATACAATACAGAGGACATTGCAAAGGCAAACGATGCTCTTGATTCAATCAACGCATACGAGGACTTTGACAGCCTTAAAAACAAAATAGCTCAGGACCTTGAGTTGTTTGATGGATTTGCTCTTGAGATTATTTGGAACAAAGCCAAAACCAAGATAGCAGAGATTTACCACTTGCCTTTTCAGAATGTACGTCACTCGTTAGATGGTCACTATCTATACGCTGAAGATTGGTCAGATAGAAAGGTAAAGCCTGACCATTATTACGCTTGGAATCCCAACACGAGAGAGAGTAAGCAGGTATTTTATTTCAAGATGTACAAGGCAGGATGCGGAGAATATCCAACAGCACCATACCAATCAGCTCTTAAGTACATCGAGATAGACACAGAGATTGCCAACTTCCATCTTAACTCTATTAAGAGTGGTTTCTCTGCTCAGACTCTTTTGCAATTGTTTAAAGGCATTCCATCACCTGAGGAAGCTCGTCAGACAATTAGAAGATTTAAAGACAATTTTAGCGGAACAGATAACGCTGGAAGCATCATCATTCAGTTTAACGATCCGAACGAAACTCCTTCAGTAGTTAACAACCTTGCACCTTCAGACTTTGACAAGCAGTTTGACATTCTCAACAACACAGTTCAAGAGGAGATTTTGATGAGTCACCGAGTTACTTCTCCGATGCTTTTCGGTATAAAGACAGAGGGGCAACTTGGAGGGCGTAACGAACTGATTGAAGCGTTTGAGGCGTTCCAAACTTCCTACATTGAGCCACGTCAGAATCAAATGGATAGAGCCTTAAGTTCTATCTTCAAATACATATCACCTGTTAAGCTTAAAACTAAGAACAAGCCACCGATTGGACTTGACTACGTTGAACTATTTGAGAAAGGCATCATTGACAGAGATGAGGCTCGTATTGAGTTAGGAATGTCAGCCACAACAGCAATGTCTGAACAAGTGAAATGTGAGAGCTGTGAGAATCCTTTTGGATGGGATGATGACAAAGATTTAAAAGTATTCGCTGAGTTCGGTGAAGATGCTGACAATTTTGAGTCAGTACCTTTGGAGTTCGGAGATGCTCTACAAGCGATGATTTTGCAATGGTTGTACTCTAACGAGGGTATAACCTTAGAAACGCTCTCAAACAACATTCAAAAGCCTGTGGAGGAGATAATGCGAGAAGTAGATGACATGGCACAGAGAGGCTTGATTGAATCTGTTGATGATGGTTTTAGAATCACACCTGAGGGAACAACCACTCTTGAAAATTCAAACGTTGGAACAGAGATTGTGACTCGTTACACTTACGAGAAAGCTCCAGGAATAAGCGGAGGCGATTTGTTGCCTACATCTCGTGACTTTTGTCAGAGAATGATACGTTTAAACCGAGTTTATACAAGAGAAGAAATAGACCAAATTTCTGTGATACTTGCGAGGGAGTACAATGATCCAGGTTATTCAGCTTGGAAAAGACGAGGCGGATGGATGACCATCAAAGGCACAACCACTCACGTTCCATATTGCAGACACATTTGGCAACCACAATTATTAAGAAGAAGAATCAATGGCTAATTTTGTATATTTTGTTTCCGTTACCACCTAAAGGATAACACACCAATCAACGAGAACTTAGACGATAAGCTTCTCAAGGCAGCGATTAAAGAGGCTCAAGAGATTTACATTCGTGATGTGATAGGGTCGGGTATATACGACGAGCTGCAAGATCAGGCTTATAACGGTACACTAACAAGCGATAACACCACCTTACTTGATAGTTACATTGCACCTTGTTTGAAATACTACTCACTGACTGAATCGATGTTGCCGATGACCTTCAAGTTCATGAACAAGTCAGTAGCATCTCGCAACTCTGAAAACGCAACACCTATCACAACAGGTGAATTGACACAGATAGAACAGAGATACAGAGATAAGGCTGAGTACTATGCTGAAAGGTTGCGTGATTTCCTCAAAGAGAATCCAACTATCTATCCGAAGTATTTGAATCCTGGTACTGGCTTTGATGTAATCAGACCACAGAATACAGCATATTTCGGAGGAATGTATCTACCGGGTACGGATGATGACTGCTTCTACAATTACGATTTCCCAGATGACTACCAAAAATAAATGGCGATTAAAAAACGAAGCCAAGCTAAAAAAGTATGACGCTCAACCAAATCATCGAAAAAATAAAAACCCAAGCGGAAAGCCACAAGATGGTGGGAAAGTTCGCAGTGGGGGCAGAGTTTGACTTCGCTGTTGATGAAGTTAAATACTACCCTTTAGTGTGGTTAGTTCCAAACGGCTTCACATTTAACACCGAGCAGAAAGCTGTTAATTATGACTTCTCTATGCTTGTGATGGACAGACAATTTGAAAGCAGTTCTAACACAATTGAGGTCCTATCTGACACGGCAGGAATAATTATTGACATTGTAACACTACTTAAAAGAAACGTAACCGATGCAGACTTTGAGATCGTGGTTAGCGGAAACGCTGAACCCTTTTTTGACTCCCGTACTGACGTTGTTGCTGGGCATGGTATTAGCTTTACTATTAACACGCCCTACCTCGAAAGCTACTGCGACATACCAACGTGATACGAGTAGAGTAATTA